GAAATAATTTTGGATGCGAGTGGAAGTAGAAAGGATAACATGGTAAACCTCATTAGTAATGTCTACCATATATATGCCTTTAGTATTTTTTTACCTTCATTTTACTTCCACAACCTTCATCTACACTATCTTCACATTCACATTCATCAGTTCCATGAACGGGACACTTAGTTCCTGCTTTGGAATTATTGCATTTGCCTTCTTCCAATCCCATTTCAGATCTCCAATCGGAGAACTCTTCTTTCTTAGTTCCGATTGCTTTACTGATTGCCTTACGACGCTTCATAAGGTACTTATCACTCTTATCAGTATCACCATCATTATCAACATCAGAATCTTCCTTGCCGACAGGATCAAGTCTCTTCTCATATAAATCTTCCTCCTTCACACAGTTAGGTACATCCTTACCACCCTTCTTCTTAGTTCCCTTTGCCTTATATCCATCCCAGCAAGAGTCAGCACCGACATTAGCACGGGCTTGCTTCATGCTACCTTCAAATAATTTACCAGAGGAAAGTTTTGATAACGTAGCATCCATCAGTGATGATGAATACTGATCCTCAACGGTCTTTTTATCATCAACTTCTCCGTAGCACTCTTTTCCAGCAATGCCATCAGAGGATCGCTTGATTAAAGAATCCGAATAATTATCGTTGTACATTTCTTTATGGGTACTTTTTCTTTTATTTATAGATGTAGACCCCTCAGGAGTCTTATTCTTACTATATCTTTCTTTCTTCTGACCAGGAGTTAGATCTTGAAGATACTCTCTAGTCTCATCAGTTCCAAGTTCATGGACCTCACTGATGTCAGAAATCCAACTTCTAAAAGTCTTGTGATCTTCATCTAAACAGATCACATAATTAGGTCCACGTCTAATAATAGTTCCCACTTGATCGTTTCCATTACGAACTTTCATTCCTTCAGGAAAGATCTCCTCATTATAATACTGCTCACGAATATAAACCTTCTGATTGTATTCCGAAAAGTTATACATTAATAATTTAAATTGTGTTCAACTATTTATTACTTTAACATAATGTCCCTAATGTTATCCATAAGTTTTTTACAGTCTCTGTCAGAAATAGTTCTAGGCATACCAGTTCTAAATGAATTGAAATCAGATTGAACTGCTGCTGCTCTCATCTTACTGGCAGACATACCTTCAGCACCATCAGCATCTGGATCTCTTTCACCAGCAGATATCACTTCTAGTTTTCTGAATGTATATTCAACTCCATTATACTTACTAATCATAGCATCGTATTGTGCCACACGGTCAGATCCTGCTACTAGAACACAGTCATGATATGTTCCTTGAAGACCTTGGAGTGCTTTAATAATTGTATTAGTGTTAGGATCATAAACAATATTACTACTCATAGAAGGAAACATCTTCTTCATGAGATCAGATTTAGTTTTTGAATCCAATGGATTTTTTTTCTTGTCCTGAGTATGAGTAGGGTAGATAAGAAAATCATCACCAGCAGCAATCTTCTCTACTGCTTGCAGAAGTTTTTCATGTCCGATTGTTGGTGGGTTAAATCTACCCCATGCAAATACTACTCGTTTCATTTGTCTCCTGCTACCCAGTCTTTAGATACATTAAAGTTTGCTACGCTGAATGACAAACGATCAACTAACTTCACTGCGTTGGTTCCATTACTGACAGCAACATAACCCTCAGGTGCGGTGACTTCATAACCACCTTCTGTCTTAAGGTAGGTTCCAATACGCTCACCCTTCTCAAGTTTACGAATGAATACTAACTTCGCATCCTGCAATAACTTATATAGTTGTACTGTGCTATTAAGAGAGTTCTTATTCTTTTCAATAAACTCTAGACCATCAAACATCTTCTTGAGTTTGGTTGCCTTTGCCTTCGGAGTTTTTACTTTATCAACTGCCTTCTGACATTCAGTCTCAAAATATTTTGTGAACTCTCTATAGAATGTATTCGGTTCGGGAACTGTTCTACCCTGACGAACATATGTGTTAAAGAAAATCTTTAATCGTGGTCCTACAGTCAATTGATCCTTAAGAACAATCTGTGCTGCTACCTCATCTAAGAATGATCCTGCTGTGCGAACATGACTAGGTGCCTGAGTTTTAAGTTGAGATAACTTACTCTTCTCAGTAGGTGTGAGAAGAGTATCCTTTCCTAACTGTCCGGTCTCAGCACTCAGCACTAGAATGTCATCACTCTTCTTTAATCTACTCACATCAAATCCGAACGAAGCATTCATACTGCTTACATCAGATCCTGAATAAGATGTATGAAATACTACACCGATCTTTGCTTTCTTTGCCTTCTCATATAGATCACTATCTTCTGGTATGGCATAGGTAATTGTGTTAGGTTGAAATGTGATACAAGTCTTGCCATCGATCACCTGAGTTTTCTTATCATGAGTAAACAACAGGTCACCCTGTGCTACACCATTGATACCTAGTGCTGGAAAATATTTTAATGATGCTTTTAATTTCTCTACCAGACCAGCAGCATGACCGTGGTTTCTTTCAATATCAGCATCAACATAATTGATCTTCGCATCTTTATTGAAGACTGATTTAGTTCCGACAAAGAAGTTATCTGTGCCTGGATAGTTGCCACAGAAAATAGCAGGAGCACCATCCCATTTCGTAGTGATCTTAAAGTTATTATTACCCCCACCAGTAAAAGTTTTTGCTAGTAAATCTAAAAACTTAAATGCATCAGAAGCACCAGCAGCTCCGTCAAATAATATACTATCTTCTAGGTGTTCTAAGTGTGTGTTCTTACTCATGATCCCGCAATGTATTCAGATAAACCTTTTTGTTTCTCCACATAATTACGAATAGCAGTGCCACCCCACTCAATCTTATGTCTGAATTTAATTAGATCATAAACTTTATTATCATTTTTATTCTTAGCACTAATGATAACTGCTGGTAGTGGTGCTCCCACAGTAGGATCTCTAGGAACTGATTTGTGATATGTTGATGCCAGTTCCAGATTTGCTTCTACATCCAAGTCCGGTCTACCGTTGAGTGCTACATGTAATTTAGAGAAATCAAACTTCTCATAACCACTACCAATAATCTCTACGAGTTTTACATTCTCCTCATTTTTTGTAGCGAAGTCATCAAGTGTTTCTACAAAATGTTTTCTCCAAGAAGAGTTACCAAACTTATTCTGTATTCTGTTATGCGCCCAGAGATAGATATCATTCATCACAGCAGCAGCATGATGCTTAGTTGTTTCAAAATCCCCGTCATTATGCTTGGCATAGATTGCTTCTAGTTGAACGTTATTGATTAGATTTTCATCTAAGATAACACCCCAGAAATTATTAACAGTTTGGATATCCCATCCACCAACCTGAGCGAATTGATCTACCTCACGCTTCAGTGAGATCTGAGTGATAGCTAATTTTCTATTACCATATCTACCAGGAATTGTTATGTCTTTCTTCCCATCAATCCTCACAAAGATATCAACCTTTGTCGTTAGTTCACCACCAACACCATCAGCTTCGACTTCAATTTTATTGTAAACTCTATTATGATACATGACATTTGCTAACTGAGAAATTTCTCTGGAGTTAGCATACTGAACGCATGGCGTCATGATACTCATGCGGTCAGCAATACCTGATGCCTTCTCATCATTATCTAAAAGTTGCTCGCAAAAAACCAATGACATATTGATGGGCGACAACTTAATAGTCAGTTCAACATCATCATCAGGGATCATCTTAGCGGACTCCCTAATGGTTTTAAAATTAGGAGACTTGAATATATTAAAACTTCCTTTGTGATCTGTGGACAGTGTTCTATATTGCTTTTCTAGAATATTTAAAATATCCCTTTCATTAATTCTTTTTCCTTTATTAACAAAACGAGCAGCAATCGCTGCTGCTAGAATTCCTTCTGCAGCATTACCCATATTATATCTTGCCCTACCACCACCACTACCAACTCCATATCTAATTTTTAATGTAGTGCGAGAATTTCTTTCCAAGTCTCTTTCACTAAGACCAGATGCCTGTGCTATCTCAGGATGTACTTTAACTTCATTACCACCTCTAGCATCATTAAGGATCAGGGGGCGATCCACATTACGATATTTACTAGTAAGGTATTCATAAAGTTCTACAATCAAACCAATCTTATCAGCTTTATAAGTAGTTACTTGATATATTTCATCCTTGTTTCTCGGACGAATAGAATATGCCATTAAAAAACCCCCTTACGGGGGTATTTATTAGAGATCTCCTTCTACTCTGTTCTCTGAATGATGAACGTCAAACTCACCACCAGGGTAACGAGCCATCAGTTTATGAACATTCATCTCAATGACTTCATCGATAGAAACATTCAGACCCATACATGCCTGAGCAACATACCACATGATGTCACCCAATTCACGCTTCATGTGAAACAAATTTTCATCATTGACAGGTTTGCCTTGGAAGACAATCTTCTTAACAATCTCAGTGAACTCACCTGCCTCAGCAGACATTCCTACAGCAGCAGTAAGTAATCTCTCACTAGGAAACTCTTGTCCTTCTAGTTCTTGAAGACGATAGACTAGTGCCTCAAAGTCCTTGCTTTGTTCTGATGTAACAGCATCAACGAACTCAAGATATGCTTTAGTGTTTACAGTCATAGATTAAAATTTAAATTCAGTTAACTTTGCCATAGATGATTTACTTTGAGACTTGGCAATCTCCTCAAAGTCATACTGCTCCTGCCCCGAGTCAACAATGTCAACCTGAGCGGACTCCTCTACATCATACAACCTCATCTTTGATCTGTCAATACCGATGACAAATCTTTTATATGATGTGGTATCGTTATAACGATTTTTAAGTTGCTTGATCATGAGTTGATTGATGCCTTCAAGTTCTTCTGTGCTGATAAGAGCAAACATAAAGTCTGCAGTAGCAGGTAGTCCAAAAGACTCAGAGGTATCAGTAAGATCAATGTCACTAGAACCATACCCAGAACGAGTAGTCTGAGTAGCCGAAACAATAGGGACGTTATGTTCGCCAGCAAGTCCGCGAAGTTCTTCTGCAATCGCTTTGATGTTAGTATAAGAATTTACAAGTGCTCCTTTATATCGTGATGACGCGCAGATGTTTAGATAATCAATAAAGATGATGTCTGGTTTAAAACTTTTCTTGAGTGCAAGTTCATTCAGAAGTGCCTTGAAGTGTCCGCTATGTGCTGACGCTGTAGGATACTCTTTAATGATAAGTTTACCGTTAGTCTTCTGTGCTAATCTATTTACTTTGGAAGTGAAGATTTGTTCCGGCAGTTCTTCAATGTCCTTGATATTGACGTTGAGAAGATTTGCGTCAATGCGTTCAGCGATCTTCTCTTCTGCCATCTCCAATGTGATGTAGAGGACATTTTTACTTTGAAGTAATGACGCAGCGGCCATGTGACACATAAACAATGATTTGCCCACCCCAGTACCAGCAAGTGCGATGTTGAGAGTTTTGTTAGAAATACCACCCTTCGTAATTTTATTGAAGAGAGACAGATCGAACGGGATTTTGTTTTCATTGCGGTGATAGAATTCGTAACGACTTTCATAATCTTCTATGTAGTCATGTCCGATGTGCTCGTCAAATGAAACACCTAATGCTTCCTGAAGAATTGATGGGATAGCATCCTCACTTCTCTTCTCATCCTTACCATCAGCAATCTTAACACTCTCCAGTAGTGCCAAGTAAACTGCACGTTGCTTACACCATTTCTCTGTAGTGTCAAGGATCCAACGATCATCAACTTCAGTGTTATCAATGTCGGCAATCTTTACTTGCAGTTCCTTATAAGAATCTTCATTCAGATCCTTACGATTGTCAACCTCAATAGAAAGTACTTCTTTAGTAGGTGGTTGACCATAGTTAACCACAAACTCATTAATGATATCAAACAGAATTTTATCAGAGTACTGAATAAAATATTCTGGTTTCACGTAAGGAATAACCTTACGCATATAACTCTCGTTACTAACGAGATTTTTCAGGATAGTGCTTTCAATTACTTCCATCAAGATCCATAGCAGAATTCTTTCTTAGCACACTCGTCAAGTGCTTGGAGGATTTCTTCAGTGAAGAACTTCTCAGGATCCTTGTAGATAGCAGAAGGATATACATTCCCATGCTCAGTCTTAACACGGTTACCAACACGCTCAAAGACTCCGTGCTGTTGACCCAATTCCAATAGTCCGTAATACTTGTCAAGTCCACGTTCGTCAAAGAATAACCTCGTTTCTACAATAGAATTTTCTTTAGTAAAGCGAGACTTATGTGCCTTCACTTTAATGATGTTACCCACCTGCTCAGTACCATCCTTCTCCTTCTTTTTGGTGAGGAATAAAATACTAGAAGCAGCATACTTCAGACCAGTACCACCGCCCATTTCTTTCGTGGGAACGTAAGCACCAACAACTTCATAAGTATGATTAGTAACAATCAAAGGAATGCCTGCCTGACCCAACTTCAATGACAAAATTCTAAAGATAGACTTAATCACCTGAGCACGGGTCATGTCGCGTGTCTCCTTACCATCAGATGCATCAGCAACTTCCTTGGAGGTTGATAGCATACCCAAAGAGTCTAGCACAAATAAGAGCGGTGGGCGATCCTCTTTCTTAAGTTTATTATACTCATCAACGATCTTAATACTTTGAGTACGAAACTCCTGAACTGTAGTTACAGGGACAAGACCCACCCTTGTAACATCAATATCACGACTACTCATCATGCTCTTAGAGATAGCAGATTCAGATTCAAAATAAATTACTTGACCGTTAGAGTTTTGTGCCAGAAAGTTCTTTACGATTGACAGTGCGAAGAAGGTTTTCCCTGTACTTGATTCTCCTGCAAGAGCGGTGACTTTGTTTGATGGGAGACCACCAAAAATGCTCCCAGACACAAGACCATTGAGGATGTAAGAGCCAGTGTCCACAAAAGTGTCACAATCTCCTGCGGCGATGCCTTCATCAACAATTGACGCAAATTCATTATCTAACTCCTTGATAACGTTGTTTAAAAATGACATAATAATTACGAAAAGAAACTGCTTAGTGAGCCAGTGCGCTCATGCTTCCACCCAATACATTCTATCACAGATTTGAGAGGTTCCAAGAAAGATTTCTCAAATTGCATCTGATGATTGATGTACTGATCTAACTTAAATTCTTTAGGAAGCGTGTTAAAGAATGAGATAATGTTCTGACCGATAGGGTTTGGTGTTTTGAGGTAAATGAATTTTACCTTTTCTCCTTCTTGGATAAGAGGAAACTTATTAGTAATTTTATACTGCTTGAGATAGTGATTATACAATAATGCACCTCGGACAGCAATAGGTGTACCCTTCTTATAAATCTCCGAATAACTCCGGTATTTTTCAAGACCATTACATCCTCGGGGGAATGCAATATCTATGTAACTTTGCTGGTGTGTCTCACGTTTGATGTCACTGATATAATCAATCATGTCATCATTAGTTCCTTTGATCATAATCTTATATGCTTTCAGAAGTTTATCTCTGAAATATGCTGGTGTAGATGAACGTTGCGTCTCCAGTCCCATGATCTTCATCTTAGGTTCCTTATAACGAACACCCTCACTGTCCCATACATTAAGAATATATCTTTTCTTAGCAGTCCAGATGCCACGGTTAGCGATGTTCTCGCGTTTCATTACCATCTTCTGCTGGTATGCATTTACATACGTCGCCAGTTCTTGGTAACAACTTTCAATATAAGTTTCAAGTTCCACCTTACAGATCTTATCAAGGAAGTTAACAACCTTCTCATCAGACGGCGTTCCTCCTTTGAATACGTTCTTAACAAGATCACCCAGATCAAGATAAATGGAGTCAGTGTCCACAGCAATGACATAATCTTTATCATCCGATTTTAGAATTTTATTAAGATACTCATTCATCTTATTCTCAATCCATCTGATCGAGAGTTGCCCTGAAAGAGTAATTGCTTCAGCGTTTTCCAGTCGGAAGTACCTGAAGTATTCATTACCAATAGCACCATAAGCAGAGTTCAGTTGGATCTTACGTGCCATCTGAATGTTATTATACTTGGCAATATCCTTAACAAGTTGAGGATCTTTAGTATTCTCATACTCTTGCTTGGCAGCAAGCATCTTTTTCTTGTAAATTGTACGCTCAGTATAAATCTTTTCCATCAACTTAGGAAGGAAACCCTGCTTCTTCGTAGTAAACAAAGTTCCGTTAGGACACATAGTAACGCCGTCTAGGGTGCTTGTATCAATCTCACGGTTTAGTAGTTTGTCTACATTAATACCGCTCACACGGTCATCCAGAAGGGTCTCAGGAGAGATATTATACTGCATGATAAGGTGTGGATACAGTGAGTTAAGGTCAAAGTTAACTACCCAATCATAAATGCCAGGTTTAGGTTCTTTCACATAAGCACCAGCATACTGCTGATCTTTAGTACTCTCAGTCTTAGGAGGAATAATAATATTTTCCTGAGTGAGAGCATCATAGATGATACTATCCCACATACGAACCTGATAGAATACATCCTCAAAGTTTACCTTGGCATCATATGCCATAGTAACAGCGAGTTCAATCAGTTTCATCTTATCTTCCAGCATGTCTACAAGTTCAACGTCATGGATGTTGTACTCAATAAACTTCTGCCAATCACTACGATAGAAGTCCTGAAAGTTCTCGAACTCAGAGTGATCGAGTTTCTTCTGTCCTAGTTCCACAAAAGCAATGTGATCTAAACGATAAGATTCTTGATTGGTGTAAGTAAATTTCTGATAGAGATCATAATAGTCAAGGGTAGCAACACCGATGATATCGTAATAGATCTTCTCCTGACCTTTTACAAACAACTTACGTTCACGAACAGAGTTCCATGGTGACATAGATCTCATATGCTTAATACTCAGCATACGATCAATGCGACGGCAGATGAATGGCATATCAAAGAACTTGACATTCCACCCAGTGATTACATCAGGAGTTTTCTGCACCCAATACTCTAGGAACTTAAGAAGAAGTTCACGTTCATTCTGACAATAAACATAATGAACGTCATCACGGGAGTTTCTAAACTCACCACAACCCCAAGTAATAATCTTCTTGCTAGTAAAGTCTTTTACAGTAATGCAAAGAATTTCTTCCCGTGCTTCCTCAACACTAGGAAATCCATTCTCAGATGTAGTCTCAATATCAAGAGACATGATATTAAGTTGACTGAAATCATAGTCAACTTCTTTAGGATACTTACTCAGGATATACTGATATAAGTATTTGGTATTGCCGTAGATAGTAAAGTTATCTACTGCCTCATAAGTATCAACAAACTCTTTAGCATCTTTGATGCCACCGAAGTGAACGGGTTCTACACAGTTGCCCTCAAGTGTTTTATATTTGGTCTGATTTTTTGATGAGACATAAAGAGTTGGAGAGAAGTCTTCACGACGCTCAACCCTTTCACCCCCGCTAAAACCACGATACAAAACTGTATCATTGATGATAGCAACATTAGTATAGAAATCCATCAAGCAATAGCATCGCGATATAATTTTAGCAGACTATCCATAGGTTCAGTGATAGTAATAATATCAGTAGACCTAATGGGAATCTGTTTTTGATATGAATATGGAATAAAATTTTCCAGAATAAAATCTGGAATAAATCCAATCACCACTTTAGGATTGATGAGGATGCAATCAGCATCTTCTTCTGGACGTTCTTCAATCTCCGAGATCAGATACTGACCCGTTTTCAATAATACAATCTTCACTGTCATCGCGAACTCCTACGTTTTGAATGTAACTTTCTTTGATATTATCTTGGGGTTCACAAATAGTAACTACCCAATCTTGTTTAATGAAATACTCCTCTGATTTAGAAGTAGCGAGCCACGGAACGAAACTCAAAACACTATCAGATGGTTCATTAGCACCCTCAGTGAGGACGCTTTGCTGCACCACTGTAACACGAACAGGTTTGATTAGCACTGTACTGATAGATTGCTGAGTATCGCGATCAACGATCTCCCTGACATCAGCGACAAGTTCTTCCCCAGATTTAAGGAGAACTAATTGAATGGACATAAACTCCTAGAATTCAACCCTCATCATAGCATGAGGTCATCCGATTGACAAGCTGGCAACCTTAAGATTTCTTAGATGTGCTGACATTTTATCAAGATACCCACGGTTGCGTAGTTCCTTAAACACAAGGTTCTCTACAGCAAACTCACCACCACGTTGGATGGCAGATGATCTCATGTCACGCAGTTTCTCTTTCAACTTCTCAAATGCCTCGCGGTCGTCTGCCCTATTATCAATCAAGAAATCAATCTTCTCCATGTAGTGTCTCACCTTATTGATAATATTAGGATCTGAAAGATCTACTTCCTGGTATGTGGGACGACGCAACCACAGACTATTCATCAGGGAGAATACTCCTTGACCTGAGGGGGTTGGGTCTCTTCTATCTTGAGCGTAGAGTTCAACATCGTGTCCATAGATCTGAATATTATGGGTGAGAGCCCAGAGTTGCTTTTTGTCTCGTAAATAATCATCAATGAGATCAGGACAATCGGCAATGTCTTCCTTGGAAACAATAAGATGGAGGTCCAAATCAGAATACTTAGTATAATTGTAATTGGCATTGCCACCCACTAGCACTACATCAATTATAGCACCACTAGGAATATTTGCAAACTCCGCCCACTCTTCGGCAATACGAACTAGTCCCTGCCTGACCTCAGGTTTCATTGCTTCACCAACCCAGATCTTAGGATTTAATTGCTGGTTATATCTTAGTGTAAGTTTTAGATCCCTATAACTTTTCATCAGGACAGACTTTAATTATATTTATAAGCAAGAAAAAAGAGGGTTACCTGACTGTGACCAGGGCCCTCTGCGACGACGATATTCAATTCTATTTAGTTACCAGTCAACTCGTAAGTTTTCTTCTTCTGGTGGTCGGGAATAATTCTCTTTAATCTAATAGTAAGAAGACCATTGGTGAGATCAACACTTCGGACCTCAACATCATCAGCAATAGTTCTACTCCAGGTAAATGCACGACGTGCAATTCCTCTTTGCAGATACTCATGATCTGGTTCGGAATCTCCGGGTTTAGTACATTGAACAAATAATTTATTTGATTCTGTTTCAACTTTAATATCTTCTTTAGTATAACCAGCAAGTGCTAGTTCTAATCTAAAATCAATACTAGATTCTTTAACAAGATTGTGGGGTGGATAGTTTGCATCCGATTCATGAACTGTAGCAAATCTACGAATCCATTCATCCATACCAATACCAAATCTTGATGCATCATTCAATAGCGCATCAATATCCGCAATGTTATACTTAACCATTATAGTAGCTCCTTAAAAAGCGAGTTTGTGTTTTGTGGACCCCGAAGGCATCCGATATATTTATCACCCAACAAAAAAAGCAGACACAGTGTAAACCGTATCTGCCTATAAGGGTTTCCGACTTTTGTAGAGACCGCACGAAAAGAGTCTCAAGTCTATTTATGCCTCAGTAGTTGTGACTACCTTTTTCTTACCAATATTATATTTTGCCTCAAGAGTCCATTCAACTTTTTCTTTGTAGGCAATAACTTTAATCTGGTTCAGTGGTGATACATCTTCAATTGCTTCAGACTTAAGCACCTTAATCAATTCCCAATCAACTAAAAGTTGAGTAATACGATTACGACGCTGCACATCATTCAATGTAAGATTAGATCTCTTACCATCAAGAGCAAATAACTCTTTGAAGTGAACGATATAATAACGACCCTGCTTATGAAGAATGTGACAAGATTGATATAGTTTCTTTTCCTTACGAGAAGCAACACCAATACGTGTCAACGTTTCTCTCACCTTCAAAAAATCATCGGGTTCATTAAGAAGAACCTCCACCATATCGGCGGGTTCCCATGTTACTTCGATATCAGTTGATGTCGTCATTGCTTACCACCTTTACTCAATTTAAGTTTAATACAATTTAGCTGTTCGTCAGAAAGAAGACTAAGAGCGGATCGTGCTTTCTCATTACTATAACCATAATAAGTTTTCACTATTTCCAGATCTGTAATTTTTTCCTTTTTTAACCACGGAGAAAATCTCCGTTTTGGTCTGACAATATTTAGTAAAAATTCATATTGTAGTTTTTTAGAAAGGTGGTGGTTGATATTAATCTCATTCGATACCATAATAGTATCGATAAAACCAGACAGACACTTGTTAACAATGAATGGTGGGTATTCATTTTTGTTCTCATCAGTCATGATGTTTTGTTTCTCATGATTGATAGAATTCAACCAATGCTTCAGTTCAGTTTTACTCATAATTAAATAGCAAGAGTTCAGCACGATCCTTCTGTTCGTTCATATAATCACCTGTAGACCGCATTGTATAAGTGAGATCATAAGTACAGGTCATCCAATCTTTGAAGCGGTCCTTGACCATCTGAGCGGAGTTATATGAGATTAACTGACGAGCAAGGTGGTTGTCGCAATCAGCAGCAAACTGATCATGATCGAAACGCTTATGCAAATCTCCCTTGTTACCATAGAGATTATCTTTGATATCATAGGGTGGATCAGAATATATAAAACAACATATATCGTCTGTAAGAAGTCCTTCATATGACCAATTAGTAATTTTCCAGTTCTGAATTATTTCTGAGTATCCTTTTAGTTTCTCGATTCCACGCACTGTGAAGTTGGCATCAGATGCCTGCCTGCTAAAGGATGAGGACTCAGTGAGACCAGAAAAAGAGCACTTGTTAACAATGTAAAAATTAACAGCACGAGATAGATGGGATTGATCATAGTTATTAACCAGTTGTTTTGCTTCAAGGAATAAATTTTTTGCCGATACAGGTTCAGGATGTTGCTGCTTAAGTTTCAATAACTCATCACATAATTCTTGACTGTAATCTTGAAGAACTCTCCAGAAGTTATACAAAGGTTCGTAAAGATCGTTCACCCACACAGGAATGTCTGGGTTCTCTTTAGTGAATGCGATGGCAACACTACCACCACCTAGGAATGTTTCCCGATACTCTTCAATGCCATCAGGGAAACGTGGAATAAGATACTTGGTAGCGCGAGATTTACCACCAGGGTATCTAAGCGGCGTCTTGAGAGACTTCAAAGTTTGGTTCATACTGTTTGCTCAATCAAATTATAAAGTTTAGTAGCGAAGTCTTCCTTCTCTACTGGAATCACATTCTTAGCAAGAAATGTAATATCATCAAAATGAACTCTGAAAGAAACTGAATCATCTTTCAAAGTTGTATGCTTCATACAAGCATCCCATGTGCAAATACCAACAGTATAAGTTTTGGTATCCCATAATAGCATGTAATCAAAAGTTTTTTTAGGTAAACCAGAATTTCTACCTTTAAAGTTTTTCAAGGTAATTTCTTTTGTCCATGGAATTCTCTTGCAGAATAAACCATCTTGACCTTTTGATTCATAGTAAAGGTTATCTACAAGACCATAGAAATCTCTACCATTTTGAGTGTCACCAACATACTGAAGTTGCCCACCACTATATTTTGCAATAGCAATCTCTTGAACTTCAGCACGAAGAGGACGTGTTTGCTGTCGCTTCAAACCATCAGTGGATTTAACTACACCAAAAATAGAAGGGAAGTCAAATAGTTTAGAATTAATCAAAGGATTAGTTTCTTTTTTTCAGGAGTTGTGATAGGAGAATACATTTGCTCATACTGAGAAACAATTTCTTCTGCTGCCTCAGCAACATATATCACAAACTTAGTATCTACTGTGATATCTTTTACTTCTTTACTAATCATCGGAGACCATGCTACGAATGATAGTGTGCCCTGCTGTGTAGGAACACCTACAATTCCATTCTTTAGTGTGAGGGAATTATCATCATGGTTGACGACTTCAGCAATCACATCCTCTCCAGAGGACATACGGATCAGTTTTACGTTCATTTGAATTGACACTCCATCATAATTTCGGTTAAACATGCCAGAAGATTAATCTCCTGATCAGCAGCAAACGCTGCCTGGTACTGGTATTTAGCGATTATCAGAACCGCTGCTGGAATAGTAGCAGGTGTAAGAACACCATACATTGCTTCGTAGATACGATGACTAACCATATTGAAATCGTTATCAAGATTAGCAACTACCCACTTACGAACAATATTAAACTCTTTGTTCTTAAGAGCATCCATGAGTCCTTTGAGATTGAAGTCAGTGATCTCAGCAAGGATACCAGTATCAATGCTACCAGTATTACCATACTTCTGAAGTTGATTGAGAACACGACGCCAATCAGGGAAGTGACTTTGAATTAATTCGGCAACAACTTTAGGATCGTATTCAACATTTTCACCCTCAAGTATAGTCCTGACACGGTTGAAGAATTGCCCCGCAACAGCTGCCTTTTCCTTTCCTTTGTAGGTGAAGTCAATGACTGAACATCTTGATTGGATGGGGTCAATGATTTTGTTTTTGTAGTTGCAGGTGAAGATGAATCTACAGTTGCTATGATACGCCTCAATAGAACTCCGTAAGAGGAGTTGTACATCGTTCCCTGTGTTATCTGCTTCATCAATAATGATGACTTTGTGCTTACTTCCTTGAAGTGATACGGTCGTTGCAAAAGTTTTTGCTTGGTTCCGTACCGTGTCCAGAAAGCGTCCTTCGTCAGATCCATTAATTACAATATAAGATAGTCCAAGTTCGGCACAAAGTGCCTTTGCTGCTGTAGTCTTACCAACACCAGGTGGTCCAGTGAGAAGAAGGTTATTCAACTCACCAGCAGCAACCTGTTGTTTAAGATCACGTTTGATGCCATCTGGAAGAATACAATCGTCAATTGTTTGAGGACGATATTTCTCGACCCAGAGATACTGGTCGTTCATAATATAAAAATAAATTTCAGTTAGAGTCTGGTTCTAAAGCAATCCAATATGTAACAGGAATGCTCTTATTAGTGAAGCGGCTGATGAGACGCTTCGACATTACTACATCGTAGTCACCTTTGATGAGTTTCAGGTTCTCGACTTTCATGTTGAGGACAAATTCATCATCAGTTTTCCCAACATTAATAGAGAAAGTATTTGATGTGTCATTCTCCTTATCGCGGACAACAACAGTAACATCAGTACCATCACCAATCACAGAAAAATCTGGAAGTTGGTAGACAGCAGCAGCGCGAGTAAGACTTTGAATGTCTGATTCACTCAGAACAAAGTTTACATCTGCCGATGGGACTTTGATACCTTGGTCTGGTGCCTGCTTAATCAGACTTGAGTCAGCAAAGAAATACTTAATAGCAGAACGATTGTTCTTAATCTTTACATAATGATCGCTACCAAACTCCATGTCAGCACCACGCATCAGCGACATGCCACCAAGGAACTCATTAAGATCATAGATAGAAAAATTCTTAGGGAAAGTTTCTTCTACATCTGCTTCAGCAAGAATATTTTCTGCTACTGAAATGGTACGAATAGTATTTCCAGACTTCACGGAAATAGACTGGTTGATACCAGAGAAATTCTTAAGAAGATTGAAAGTATTTTCAGACAGTTTCATAGTCATTGAGGATAGGTTTCGGTAATTTGGGATTTGTCTGAAAAGTGGAGTAGCAGTAATGCGTAGTGAAGGATCTTAATGATATCACGACGGGCAGTGCCCTTACGATCATAGCGTGAAGCATACTTAAGGATGTTACTACGGCAGAATGCCTCAGCGTCTCCACATGATTCAATAAGATCTAACGTTTGAATACTGTCGTTACCAGCAGAATAATGTTGTCCATAGGTTCCTGAGATATAATCGCGCAACTCCTTGAGAAGCGCATCTTCATTGTATTTCATAATTAGTCTCCATTAATCAATTGTTCCATTTTACTAAAATTTTTCACTTTGTCAAATTTGAGAACACGATCAAATTTCTCGACCATGTGTTCTCGGTGTGAGATAATAAACAAATTGAGATCATTCGTGAAGTTCCTCAATATGAATGATAACTCATCAGTGCCCGTGCTGTCAAGTGAGCTGTCAAAGATCTCGTCCAGGACTAGAAGGTTGGTGTCTACACTGTTCTTGAGTTTAGCAACTGACCTCCAGGTTAGCATAAGAGCGATGTCAATGCGAGACTTCTCGCCCTCTGAGAACGATGCATAACTAAAGTCGTCTCTGTAACGAGACTTGATAGTCTCTTCAAAACTCTCACTGAGTGTGAAGTTCACAAAGAAATCCATCTGCTGTAGGTACTGATTGATGAGTTTATTCATCACTGGAAGATATCGTTTGATAATCCTAGTTTTAATACCAGTATCCTTCAGCAGATTAGCAGCAACATTAAAATAATCTTTGTTCTCTTTATGAGCGGCAAGGATACTTTCATAACCTACACGTTGATCGTTAAGGTTATTCAACTGCTCCTGCTCTTTACTAGAATCATTCTTACTATCCTGGATAGTTTTAATTTCAGTTTCTAGTTCTTTGATCTGCTTATTCATATGATTGATCAGAGAATTATTCTTATCAATCACACTATAGTGTTTACGAATATCATCAGAAGTTTCTGTATATTCAGAAATTTGTCCCTTGACTTCATCTATCTGTTGCTCCAGTATTTCCCATGCCTGCTTGGTCTCTTTGATAGTATCGTTATTACGATCTATCTTATCAGTCTTAAATGTTTCATCAAGATCTTGTTTGCAGGTGGGGCATTTATCATTCTTGGAATAAAAAATGTTTTCTTTCTCTAAGTTATTAACTTTAGTTTTAAATTTTACTTTAAATTCCTTTAAATTATCGTACTTATTAGAAAGTTTATCACCGTCAAATAATAGAGATTGTTTTTCTTTAATATATTCGTTTGTATTATTATTTTCCTTGACTACATCCTCGCTTTGTGTAATGAGTTTACCGATTTTATCCTGCTTATACTCAATTAAGTTATCACTCTGTGTCTCAAGTTCCTTTATAAGTTCTTCTTGTGTCTCGATACGATGCTTCACTAAGTCAAGATCCTTTTCAGTGAAGCGAATATCATCATTTAATCGCTTCATGCGATCTTTGAGATTAGTATTCATGGTAGAGAACACTTGAATATCTAAAAGATCCTCAATGATTTCACGACGTGATGCTATCGGCAACTGCATGAATGGAATGAACGTAGAAGATCCTAGAACAACGATCTGAGTAAACGATTTATAGTTAAGTTTGAGGATCGTTTGTTCTAGGAACTTCTGCTGATCTCCAGTAGCAGCATCTTGGTTCAACATTTCTCCGTCAACATAAACCTCAAAGAGATTAGGTTTCATGCCACGGATAACTTTATATTTTTTATTGCCCTGAAAGAACTCAACTTCAATACGACAATCCTTGCCGTTAATAGTATTAACAAGTTGAGGTTTGTTAATCTTACGAAAGGGTTTATTGAATAAAACAAACGTAAGAGCATCTAGTAGGGTACTCTTACCAGCACCATTCTTACCAATGATCACATTATTGGTATGAGTATTGAGAGTTATCTCAGTAAAATTATTGCCACTAGATAAAAAGTTTTTATAACGAATAGTTTCAAAAATAATCATGGTGTGATGGTGGAATAATAAGTTCGTCTGGAGCAACAACAGTATATTTGTAACCTGTGCTTTCACACATTTCAATCATTGATTCGCTGTCTACTTCAACTGGTGCCATCGAAGGAAAATCATCTGCTTCAAGTAGAACAGCAAATCGTTCAGCATCCTCTATTTCACTAAAGAGCAAAAGAATTCTTTCATTCTTACTGTTTGAAACAGCATACGCTCCTTCAGTTTCCTTTCCTCTAAGACACAGTATATACATTATACCACCTCTAGTGCCTCCACGTAAAGAGACTTCATAATCTCTTTCAATTTACCACTATCCAAATTTGTATTAAGTTCTTCAATATATTTCTCTAAAATAGTTAAGGTATCCTCATGTTCCAATTGAATATCTTCATCCTCACTTTCTTCAGTAGAGAAGTCCTCAATAATCTTAAGATCTAATGTGACATCCTGTAAAGAATTGATAAGATAATCAAACGCAGTGTAATCAGTTTTATTTTCTACAACAACTTTTACTACAGTATCTTTATACTTTTCAACATCTAAGTCATAATATTCATTTTTAGTATCATCATAAAATATTTTATGAAACATTTCGTAAGGATTTTTAATATACTGTAACTTTAAAGTTTCAGTATCAAAGATATAAAATCCACGTTCATCAGCATAATCATTCCAATACATCTGATAAGAGTTTCCAAGATACTTAAAGTTTCCTTTCTGACTCTTAGTATGGAAATGACCAGACATTACCAGTTCAAATTTAGAAAACTCATTAGTACTACGACCATGATTACAGACATAAGTAGGATTAGTTTTAAATCCTTCCATCTCTAAATGACCTAGGACTACTTCAGCATCTGTGTCATGTAGGATATTAACACTCTGCTCTTCGTTCTGATCACATATCCATGGCAGATAAACCATCTTACGCCCGTCTAGGATGACCTCAGAGGGTTCTGAATATACATTTAGGTTAGAATACTCCTGAAGTAAACTCTCTAACGAGTTGATCTCCAGAGTGTTCTTATAGAAGGCATCATGATTACCGACCATCATATCCATAGTAATACCCATCTCCTCTAGGGGGTTGAAGATATTATTCCTCGCCCAATTAAGAGACCAGAAATCTATGTTACGACGGATATCAAACACATCACCCAAGTGGATGACGTGCTTAATTTTTTTCTTTTTTAATGTAGGAAAGAAAACATCATTATAAAATTTTAGAAAGTAATCATGGTAGTCTTGATTACCTTTCTTAAATCCATAATGAGTATCAGTAATCAGGGCAACTTTCATTTTCTAGTTTTCTGCTCGATGTTCTGTTTGATACTATTGTATTCTGAAGAGGAGTAATTCAGTTCATTCTTATCAGCATGGAGAACTTCATCGTATCCAGAACGCTCAAGAATTTTGCTTTTAATTTCTAGCTGCTTCTTTTCTTTTTGAATTCTTCTCAAGAATGCATAGTAAATAATCTGAGTAAAGTATGCAAAAGGATTACCACGGTTAGGATCAAAGTTATCGATGTACTGAACACAGTTCTCAATACCATCTGAGATCATGTCCTCACGGAAAGGATAGTTGATGAAGTTAGGACGGTAGGACAGATGCTGTGCGATCTTCAAGAAGCACTCACCGATGTAATTCGGTATCCTAGGGCGTTCGGTCTCTTCTGTCAAGGCTCTTTCAACTTTGATCTTATACTCGGAGAGTGCTGCCAAGAATTCTTTATTATCTACATAATGTTCTGGCTTTTTTTTGATTCTCATTTTGACACATGTGTCCTATACTATTTGTACTTACATTATAACATACTTTAAGAGCTTGACAACATTAGGTTTTATCTGTAGAATAACTCTGTAAGGGTTCAAGAGTCAGAGTAGCTTTAATACTTATTGAATAGATCTTCAAACAATATTCTAGCATCATCAACTGATGCGCGATACCCTTGATATTTTTTTTGTGTTGATCTTCTTTTAATTTTTTTATGAAACTCTTTTTCGTGACCGTTGATTTCAGTAACTGCTTTCTTATAATGAGAAAGTCCAGGTTCAATAAGTTCGTTGATAGTTACAATTTTAGTATCATCTATAAAAAAGAAATTGTCTGTCGTTGATTTAATCCATTTAGATAATTTTAATCCAGATGCTTTCACATCTTCAAATAGATCTTCTAATGCACTCATGTCCTCTAGCAGTAAAGGATTATTGACTATTAGACCTTCATCATGAACTTCAACGAAAGCAACAATTTCTTCTCCAGTCATTAATTTGATTGAGGCGAAGAATTTATCATTCATTTTTTTATGTTTACGGGGATGATTTCATAATTAAATTGCTCCTCATTGTAAACTTTAATTCTTTCCTTTAAATGATTGAGGGTATAGTTAATGTAACTTCCTCTAGAAAAATCATCTGCAATGTCATAAAGTACTGCTTGTGATTTGTTATCTCCTTTACGCAGAACCCTACCAATTGATTGCAAATTTCTAATCCTAGATTTGCTGGGAGAAGCAAAAATAATGTTATGTAGATTTTTAATGTTGATACCAGTAGAGAAGGTTCCGTAGGAAGCAATGATAACGCAGTTATCATTTACCTCTGCTAACTGTCTGATGTTTTCACGTTCCGATGCTTCCACACCACCATGAACAAAGAAAACTTTCTTGGTATCTCCGATACTATTATTTATCAGATCAAAAAGTGGTTCACCATGTTTCTCGACATAGTTGAATAGGACTAGAGTATTTCCTTTCAGATCGGATACTAAATTTTTAACGAATACATTTCTCTTATCATGTGTTACAATGTATTCCATCTCATCTTGATAGTTCGCAAACTTATACGATTCATGTTTGAGTGTAAGAATTTTAATTTTAAGTTGCGTCAACTGATCGCGTTGCATTAACTCAGTTGTACTTGTAACTCTATCTGAGACACCGAACAACCCTTCTAATACTAGGCGATGGGTTTTAGTTCCATCTAAAGTTCCTGTAAATCCGATGCGATACTTAGCCTCATGAAGTTTAGTCATGATACTAGTGAGAGACTTTGCTTTAAATGTATGGCATTCGTCTCCGATCACAGCAGTATACGAATCAAAATATTTCTTGGGAAGTTTATAGATGGACTGCCATGTAGTAATGACTACAGGAGCATCAGATACTTTCGCTTCACCTTGATAGATCTTATGGCAATACTCTTCAGGGTTCCATCCATAGTCTTCAAAGTCTTTGAATAACTGTGTGACTAGTGATATACTAGGAACGATAATTAAAGTTTTAAGATTAGCAGCAGTGAAAAATCTCACTAGTGCATAGATCATAAAAGATTTGCCAGACCCTGTAGGTGATAGGATAATCTTTCTATAATTTCTCAGTGCTTTGAATACAGCATTGTACTGATAGTCTCTGGGTTTAATCGCAGTTCCTTCAGTGAGATAGTTTAGATACTCCCTTACTGTCTCTGGCAGAATATCTGGATCGCGATCAGCGGGTTTACCATAATATTCATTGTCTTTTAGAGAACAAGTATACTCTCGTTCATCCGCCCATTCAAAAAGATATGTAAGAAGTCCGATATAAAGTTGACCGTTACCAGGACTAAACAAACGAATTTTTCCATCCCACATTCTGTTCTTAAACTGCGGCATGAACTTTGCATCAGGAACTTCAAAAGTAAAATACTCACTCAGTTCCTGCTTAATATATGGTTCGCAATCAATCTGAAGATAGACTTCATTTCTTTTGCTGATAACAATGTCTGCCATTACCTAATACCTTCAATAAATGATTTCCATTCAATGGCGTTTTTAATTTGATATGATCTAGTGTTTATCATTCTGATAACACTCTCAAGATATTCGATAATAATATCGTACATATCTATCTTTAATTGTAAATCTTTGATGTGAGGATCAGATTCGATATACATTGTCAAATCTGATTTAAGAAGTTTTAGGTCAAACGGATTTTCCCTATAATCTTCTGGGTCTCCTTTACCTGAATAATATTCAAACTTGCGGCGGGTGAGTTGCTTTAAGTTTCCTGCTGCTTGTTTCTTTTTAAATCTGTACTCTGAAAAAATTTTAAAATATTTTGAATGTAGTTGTGGAATACTGAGTGAAGCAGTATCTAATTCAACAGGATCAATTTTTGCATCCTGTTCCCACATCGCTTGGATTTCATCAAAAGTCATTAACTAATCACTGTGCCATCATACTTAATTCTATATATGAGATATTTAAAGGTGACTGTTGCGGTAACATATTGCACTCCGGTCTCAGTAGAATCGAATACTACAGGTGACAATGATACAGGCCATGCATCATCATATTCAATTACAAGATTGGATTGCCAATTACTATTTAAAATTTCTAATACAATCTGACCTTCGATTGGATCTTTATCTGTGTCATACTGTTCTGCCAAACCAGTCTTCTTTAACCACTTGTGAATAGTGGCATAGTTTGACATATCTTCATCAATCAAAAACTTAACTGTCAGATCTTCAAATTCTGTTTCAGTTCCAGCAATCGAATAATCTCTGAAAGGATTAGGTACTGTGATGTCAGTAATTCTGATGCCTGGGATATCAACTGATTGACATAAAAATGATACCTTAGGAAATTTTAAAACCGATAGTTTAAATCCTTGAGGTGCCAAATAATTTGCATTATCAATTTTATCAACCAACCAATTTGCCTGGGTCATTTTAGTAATATACCTTTTAAATATTTAGATAAAAAAAGACCCCTTGCGGGGTCTCGTATATTCTGTTAACTTAAAATGGTTCTACATACTCGTTTACATTTACTTTGGTCTAATGAATCACATTCAATTAAACACTCATAGTAGTCATTAAGTTTTTGATATTCAACCTCCGCTCGATCTACTGACTTTTCAAAATGTTTCCATCCAGCTAGTTGACCTCTCGATAATAGATTGTGCATATTGCCTCCATGTAATTTTCAAAAAGCATAATCAAAAAGAAGGGTTCATGTGTTACCTAACAATTCTACTAGTATGTATATAAAAATGTTCATTTCAGCACAATCAAGAAATAAAAATTTATGCCTACGAATATATACCCATAAAAAAAGACCCCTTAGAGGGGTCTGTGTGAACCTGTGTGAGGTTATATCACATGAGGTTGGTAACACGCACACGTCTGTAGTAGACGTTGGTGCTGACGTTGCCAGCGGCGACTGGATCGGAATCGGTAAGAGCAGTGTCACCCTTAGCGAATGGATTAAGAACCATGCCGTAGCGTGTCTTAAATCCGATTTTGGGCTGGAAGGTGTCAGGACCAATTGCACGAACCATCTGAAGAGGAACGTATGGGCAATAGAACAGACCAGCATCATATGCTGATGTACCTTTGTATCCAGCGATGAAGAACTGAGCAGCGTTAGCGCCCTCAGAAGGAAGTGCCGAATAAGGATCGATGTAAACGCGGATGCGTCCGTTCAGCGTACCAACGAAGGTGCTGCCGGTGTCATCAACATTAAGACCAGTGTTAAGGGCAGGGTTGTAGTCGAGGACTCCAGCCATTGACAGAGCAGAAGCAACATCTGAAGAACAGATGAGCATGTTGCCCTTCCCTCTACGAGTCTCTTTCGCGATGGCGTTCATTTCACGCTCAATTTGGAAGAGAAGACCCTTGAACTTCTCAACGCTCCAACGTCCATTGGAGTCAACGTCGAGGTCGAAGGTTCCTTGTGCTGCGGTGTTCTGTTGAGCACCAGGCTTAGCGGAACGGAAGACTGTGCGAACGACTTCTCTGTTGATTTCCGTAAGGATCTCAGCAGAAAGGATGTTAGCAAGTTCAGTCTCAGCGTCAAGACCGTGGATTGCCTTAAGGTCTTGTGCCAGTTCCAAGCTGTACTCAGCTTTCAGGGCGCGTGACTTAGCAGTAACGGCGATCTTCTCGATCGAGAATGCCATCTCAGGGAATACAGCAGATGCTGCTTCGCCAAGTGCTTCAGCGGCGGTCGATGCCATGCCACTACCAGAAGTGTAAGTACCACTGTCGTTAAGAACGGCAGGGTTAGTTCCGGTTTGTGCAGTACCACCAGCAGAGTTACCACTGTCATAAGCGGTGCCAGACCATGCCTGGTTGACTTCGTTGAAGAATGTCTCAGTACCAGTCTGTGACTCGTAACGTGAGCGCATTGCGAAGATCAGTCCAGTAGGACCGTTCATGGGTTGAACGCCACAAATATCATAGGCGATCAAGTTAGGCATTGAACGTCTGATCAATGAGATCAGAACGGGATCAAAACCTTGGATGTTACCAGCGCCAGTTGTAGCAGTATTGATAGGACCAGCGTTTGTAGGCGCTTCGGTCAACATTCTCTCCTCACGGAGGAATTTTTCTTGGTTCTCCAGTAACTGAGAAGTAACGGCTTTCTTGTAGCTATCTTTGATCTCGGGGAGATCGCTATGAGACAGAACAGGTGCCCACTTCTCTTGGAGTTGTTCGGTATTGAACATTAGGTTCTCCTAAAAGATTTTGTTAGTTGTGAACTATAATTTATTTATAATATAATTAAATCACTTAGTATAACGAGCGATTGCGTTAACATAAGAAGCCATGTGAGCAGGAACTTCCTTCTCAACAACGGGCTCAGATGCTTCTACGCTTTCGTTGACTTGAGACTTGGGGAAATAGTTTTCCTTAATAGTCTCAATCTTTTCACGATATGTTTCCTCAGAAGTGAACTCTACACCCTCAGCGAGTGAGGAGAGTTTCTCTTTCTGGGTATCTGCTAAACCTTGGGATACTTCTACAACGATAGATTCCTTTACGAATTCTCCCAGAGCAGAGTTTAATTCCACATTTTTTTCAATTTGTTCGTTGAGTTTTGTCTCCATCTCATCTAGTTTGTTAGTCATCCCCTCAACCATGTTGTACTTCTCTTCAGGGATTTCCATGTAGTGTTCAGTGAACACACCCTTCAGAGCAGACATAAATGACTCAGCAATCTCAGTACGAATACCTTCATCAATTGCGAGCTTGTTATCTCTAATCCATTGTTCTACAATATAGTTCAAGAATGAGTCAACCTTAGAGGTCATCTCTTCCTTGATCACGTCAATTTGCTCATTTAACTGAGCAGCATACTTTTCTTCCAAACGTGTTGTTTCTTCTGTGATTTTAGAAGTAACAGCAGCAGTGAAGATTGTTGTTGCCTTTTCTTTGAAACCTTCGGAAAGTTCCTCGCCATTGACAAGAGCGTCAATGTCAGCAGAAACATCAACTGTCTCCAGAACTTCTTTGGTTTCATCGACAGCACCTTCTTTCTTAAGAGAAGGCATTGCGTCCCCGCCACCACGACTGGCACTCTTGCCAGACATATCCTTACCACCTTCTAATTTAGGCATAGGATCTTGCTTGCCTTCACCCGAGTTAACTGCAGTCTTAGACTTCTTAACAGCGGCGGCAGCTTTAGCGCCAGAGTTTTCAAACTTGCCTGTGTGACCTTCGGAAGAACCGGCAGACATTGGTTCTACGTTAGCAACTGCAACTTCAGCACCTGATGCACTAGGAAGATGTGAACCTTCTGCTGGAGCTGCACCAGCATTTACAGCATTCTTCATTTCTGTAACGGTATCAGCATCAAAATTCTCTGATGCGAAATCCTCAAATTTCTCGTTTAACGAATTAGCCATTTAAAATAACCCCGTATGGATACTTTTGATTTTCTATTACTTATTTATTAAAATTACAAGTTAGAAAGCAGTCTCTCAAACCCTTCGAGGATTTTACCCTCAAGTTGATTGCGAGATACACTGTCTAACTCTTCCTTAACTCTTTGGAGATCTGCTTCTTTAAATGCTCCATTATTCCAAACCCACTCTTTTCCTTCCATGATTCCGTCAACAAAAGCGTCGGGAGCAGAAGGATCTGCTACGATATCGGCAGCAGTAGTAAGCATGAAATCATCACGGACATAGTTAGAACCACCTTTAGATTCTAAACTACCTACACCTCTAGAAGAAACTCCGAGTTGTACACCTTCACGAAGAAGGTTCTTTGCGATCTGACCCATAGGGGTTTCAAGCAGTTTCGCCTTACCAATATAGTTTGAACCATCTTGGTAAAGTTCCACAATCTTATGTGAAACACGATCAAGGTTGATGGTAGGACCATCAGGG